TGAATATCAAGGTCTCGGCTTGGGATGACTCTACAGCTAGTCGCAATATCATGAAGCGGTACGCTGATGCCGGACAACAGAGGAGACCGTTCGAGCAGCGGTGGCTGATGAACGAGCACTCAATCTACTCTACGGGCAATACATCAGGCCTTAACTTCGGTGATACCTCGCTGATGCAGGCGTACTCATCCATGGCTCCCGGAGTTGACCAGTCGGGGGCGGATAGTAATAACGTCTATGTATTCAAGAACCTCCGCTTCCTACACGCTCAGATGAGTGCTAATCCCCCCAGTGTTGTCATGCGGCCTACCAGTAGCGACCAAGACGACCACCGTCGTGCTGACTCCGCTGACCGAGTCGTCAGGTGGGCGATTCGTCACTTCCAAATGCAAGAACAATTCGACCAACTTAGTCTCAACACCCTAGTCTACGGCTCCTCGTTCATAAAGACCGTTTGGGATAGTGGACGTGGTGATATTATTGAGTGGAATAACGAAGATGGTACCGTCAAACTCGAAGGGGACATTGCAATTACTGTCCCGTTTACCTGGAATATGTTTGTTGACCCAGATGCTCGTAGCTGGAAAGAGGTAAAGTGGGTACTGGAGCGGGTCTTTGTCGATTACGACGAGGCCTGCTCCAGGTGGCCGGACAAAGCTGACCAACTTCAGGCAGCCAGGGTTAATCGTGATGAGACTTTCCAGAAAACTGCCGACCGTCAGTCGCAGCTCTCTAATGCTCGCTATAACTCCGTTGAACTACTTGAATATTGGGAGACCGGACTACCAACAAACGGCTACCTCGGTAGGTATTGCCTCACCACAGTAGGCGGTGCGGTGATTGAGCCATGTAGGCCGAGCCCTTTCCGCTTCGCTAAAGGAGGTACTTCTAGAAAGGTAGTAGACTCCGACCTACCCGATGATGTCATTGAGCAAAAGCTAAAGAAAATCCCCGAGCAGGCGTCCCTGCCCTACCATATCCTTACTGATATTGATGTTCCCAACATTGTGTGGGGGAGAAGCTCTGTAGAATACGTCGCCCAGTTGCAGGAGAATCTACTAAAGATTGACACTGCTGTAATGGACAACATTCACGCCCACGGTGTGGCACGGATGGTAGTACCCGATACCGCAGAAGTTGCTCAAAGTATGAGTAATAGTCCTTGGGATGTGGTCAAGATATCGAGCAATCAGCCTCCATACTTTATGGAAGTACCTCAGCTTATGCCAGAGATGGTGTCAACTAGGGTCAACATGATTCAGGGTATCAACGATGGCATGGGTGTTAACGATGCCATGTTCGGCGTTCAGAAGAGGGAGACATCGGGAACCTCGATGAACTACGCTACCAACCAGGGTAACATGATTCGCCGCCGTATCTTCAATAAATACGTGCTGGTAGTAGAATCTGTATATAAGTCCATCCTTAGCCTTGTTGTAAAACACTGGCCAACTAGCCGTACTATCTACGTTATCGGTAAAGAGAACGCACTAGAAGCCATTGACCTCAAAGGTACCGACATCGACGGTGGGTATGATATCGTTGGTGAATATGGGGTGTCTCTTAGCTTAGACCCAATGTCCCGACGAGAAGAGATTATGATGCTGCAGCCGTTATTCGAGAAGGCGGGAGTACCTACTCGTACCAGCCTCAAACTGATGAAACTAAATGAACTAGAAGGTATGTACGACCGGTTGAGTTTAGCTGAGAACAGGCAGAGAGAAGTGTTCGATGAGATGATAGCAACGGGACGTTTGATTCCCCCCGAAGACTTACTCGACCACGAGAACATGATTGCGTGGGCGTTAGAGTACTTCATGACTAGTGAGTTTCAGTTCCTGGAGCCGGAACTTAAAGAGTTGTGTAAGCAGCATATTAGAGACCGCGTACAACTAGCAGCGCAAGAGAAGGCTTCCTTACAGGGTCCACCTCCTGGCGGTACTCCCGGGCCGACACCCTCCCTAGCCGGAGCTGTTGCCCCACCGGAACTTGGTGCCCCTCCTCCGGGACCAATACCTCCAATGGTCGGAGGCTAAATGAGCAGTAAGATTACAGGGAAGGTAACCCACTCAGAGATACTGATGGGCCGGGACAAGGATGCCCCCCTTTCCCCTGAACAGAAAGCTAACCTCGACCGCCTAGTCGTATGTGTTAATATTATACGGCAGGCGTACAATAAGCCGATGAAAGTCTCTTCAGGATACCGACCGGGTGTATACAATCTGAAAGCGGGAGGCGCGAAACGCTCCGCCCACCTCACCTGTGAGGCTGTGGACTTTGTGGACGCAGACGGCCAACTGGCTGCGTGGTGTATCAAAAATATCCAACTCCTTGAAAAGGCTGGACTCTATCTTGAGAACCCAGAGTTTACACCTACTTGGGTCCACCTACAGACTAGGGCAACAATAAATCGCATTTTCATCCCTTGACAAATTAGCCGCTTACCTGATACTATTGGCACAATTAACAATCGTCGCATCCTCACGGACCGACAAAGGAGTGCCCGGTGTCAACAGCAGCAAGTATAGCGCAAATTGCACAGTCAATTCGGAGTGGAAACGCAGGAAGTAATAATAGTGAAGCGGCAACTGATTCTAGTTCTGGAGTACGGGCGGTAAGCTCATACGACGACGACAACTCAGTTACCACGTCAGAGTCAACGGTAGATAGTTTGTTTGGTGAGTCAGAGGGAAGTGAAGATACCTCCACAGACTCTGAGGTAGGCTCCGCAGAAGCCGCTGCAAAGCCTCAGACACCTAGTGGGAAAGAATCAATCACGATTACCGACGATAAGGGCAAGCGAAAGATTGAAATTGATTGGGAAAATAAGGACCAACTCAAGAAGTACGTCCAGATGGCCCATGGTGCACGGAAGTGGCAAGCCGAACGTGACCAAGCATTGGGGGCTAAGAAGGAACTAGAAGGTAAGGTAGCCTCACTTTCTGGTAATTGGGACACACTCGAACAAGCATACCAGTCGAATGGAGTCGCTGGTTTAGTTGACCTTCTCGAAGGCCGACAAGGAGCTTTTGATGAGTGGGAGAAATCGCGTATCGATAGACACTCGTTTCTTCAGAAAGCAAGTCCAGAGCAAAGAGAACTCCTCCAGCTGAAAGAGCAGGAGCAAAAGCGTCAAGCTGAGTTCGACCGCCGGAACAAAGAGAACGAAGATTTCAGAAACTCAATCACGCAGGAGCGTGAACAGTCTGAGATGAAAGTTCTTGAAAGTACGGTACATCCTTCATTCGACCGTTATAGATTCGCCGACAAACTCGGGGATGCTAATACGGAAGCAATGTTCGATGAGATGCTGTGGACGAGCGCACTAAAACGTCTTGAGCCATATGAGGAAAAAGGAATTCCTCTTACATCTGACCTAGTTGAAAAAGAATTCAAGGCAGTGTCCGTTGCTTTGCGTAAGCAAATCAATGTGCAAGCGGAGAAGAAGGCAGCTAAGGTAGTTGAACAACGGAAGCAGGAAGCAACTGAGAACGCGCAAGCGGCAGTAGCCAGCGGTTACCGTAGTAGCAATGTCGGCAAGGAAGCCGGCGATATGATTCGGCAAGGAAATTTGACTGGCCTGTTTAAGGGCTGGGGCAAATACAGTCAAGCATTTAAAAAATAACCAATTAATTAAGAGTAAAGTATCATGGCAGTTAATCAATTCGACTCCCTACCGTTAGGTAAGATTCTTCAAATCGCATTTAGCGACGGTATCCGTAACCAGATTTCAACCGACTTCCGCGACTATGAAATGGTCAAGAGAGCTAAAGTTGGTAACTCGTTGGCACGTGAACTCCGCTTCATGTTTCAATCAAGCTTAGGGCCGGCAGCTATCCAGTATAGCGACCTCGCGTCACCAAGCCGCGTGTTCCCAGACAGCCAAAATATATCAATCACGGAGTACATTGCTACTCTAAAAGAGATGAACGCGACCATTGAACTCGACTACTCGGTGTTCGACCGTGCACGTAAGAATCCAGAGAAGTATGCTGAGCCGTTAGCAGCTGAGATTGACAGTAAAATGTCTGCAGCTAAGCGCCGGTTGGCCGCTGACCTTTACGGGGATGGTACCGGCGTTGTTGGTACGGTCCTGTCTTCGACGGCTGTTTCCGGCGGCCAAATCACGGTGACCCTAAGTGCATCGGGCCGTGGACACGTTGGTTTTTTTGAGTACAATGACCGTCTTATTGCCAAGGCAGTAGTGGGAACTAACTCCTCGACAGCACCAGACACTATCTGGTCTGTTGTTGACAAGAATCGTGACAGTAGCCAGGTAACTCTTGCTGTCGTTTCTGGTACAACACCAGCAGCTCCGGCTGTAGGTGAAGTATTCTATAGACGCTCTTCGTACAGTGCGTCGGATGTATTCCCCAACCTAACCTCGAACTCTACAGTTGGTGATTACGGTACGGCGACCCAAGTTATTGCAGGTTTAGGCTCCCTAGCCGCTAACGACGGCCGTACTATCCACGGCATCACGATGAGCGGCGTAACTGCTGGTAGTCACTATGATGCTGGTGGTAACCCACTCGACGTGAAACACGTACAGAAGCTGATGGACAAAGTGAAACTGGCAGTTGGTCAAGACCGTTACCGCTGGAAAATGTTGACGATGGCTCCAGAAAGCCACTCAACATTTATCGAAAGCCGTGAAACCGACCGCCGGTTCCAGACTGTCGAAGACAATAAGCGTGGCGTCAAGTACTTCGCTTACGTTCATGGTAATGATGTTCTTGAGTGCGTGACTTCTGAGTATGTACCACA